GCGTAATAAATCATAATTGAATTTACAACCCAACACCACATTGAGCCTATTGATTTATCTTTGTAATAATTGTAGCCAGAAATAACCAATAATACGATACCAAATATTATGGTGCGAATAGACCGCGTATAATAAAAACTAAATAAAAAGAAAAATAACCAACCCATAAACAAGATAATATTTGTATCAAAAAATGACCATTCCAAGTGTCCTTTATTACTTAGTTGAGACTTCATATTATTTTATATTGTGTATATGTATTGTTGTATGCTATAAGTAATAATACAAAACTACTAAATAAAAAGGTGTTCAATGATACGGTTTCATTCCAGCACATTATTAGAATAAGGGGACACCTTATTTTCAAACGTGAAATGTTTTACAATATTTCAGACAATGCATGAATCTGTTCTTCGGTTAGGCTTGGTGGAAAATCAAGTTGAAAAATAATAATTAGACTTCCAATATTGTCGCCCCTCACAATACCCAATTTTGGGATGTTTTTTTTGAATCCAGGGTTTACAATGGTAAATTTTGCATTGTTATTGAATAGTAATTCCTTACCATTCACATGTAAGAGTTTGAATGAAAATCCGCACAGTGATTCTTTCAGCGTAATTATCTTTGTATAAATTAAATCGAGTCCATCGCGCCGAAAAAGTGTATTATTGATTACATTGACTACAACCCGGACATCGCCTTTTATTTGCTGGTCGCTGACGTGTCCTTTATCGCATATAGTAATCGTTTCGTTGTTATCTATGCCCGGAAATACATCAACATATAGTGTTTCGGTTTCAGTTATTTGCAGGTCACCGACCGTAACACACCTGTCGATTTCAATTGGTATTTTACAACCATAATATGCTTGTTCTAAAGAAATAACCAGTCTTTTTGAAATAGGCTCTGGTTTTCGTGGGACTCCCATTCCTTTTAGTATATCTCCCATTCCTCCCATTCCCCCAATTCCCCCCATTCCCCCAATTCCCCCAATTCCCCCCATTCCNCCNATTCCCCCCATTCCTCCNATTCCTCCCATTCCTCCCATTCCTCCCANTCCTCCATGAAACACGCGAATATTCGGTGAAATTCCACCCATTCCGCCAAACAAAGCACTAAACAAATCGTTTATATCACCTTCTGATTGATTCGCAGTAGGCATTCTAGAAAACGGCACGCCCAACCCTGCAAAATGAGCGAATGGATTATCTCCGAACTTCAATTCCATATCATATTGCTTGCGTTTGGTCGCATCACCAATTGTCTCATAAGCATCATTTATTTTGCGAATTTGCTCCTCTGCTTCCATGCTGCTATTACGATCTGGATGGTATTTGAAACTTAGCTTGCGATATGCTTTTTTTATTTCGGTATCAGAGGCAGTTGAAGGAATTTCAAGTGTTTCATAATGACTCATTGTAATATATCTAAGACATGTATTATTTTTATTACAGTCACGAATAATAGTTATTAATAATAGAAATCAACATAGAATAAAACCTTCTATCTCTCTTATAACATGAATAATTTTTTTACAAAAAAGGGCGTCGGCCCACCGGCTTCAGACCATCAAACATTTGTTGCTAAATACAGACCATATTATATAGACGATTTTCAAACAAATCCGCAATTCAAATCCGTTTTGCATTCATTATTGGAAATTGATGATGTAAATATACTTGTCGCGGGGGCAACTAATTCGGGTAAAACGTCACTATTGTATGCGATCATACGTGACTATTACAAATTGAATAAATACCAGAATTTTCCCGAAAACAATATTATGTTCATTAATAGTCTAAAAGAACAGGGAATTAACTATTACCGCAATGAACTGCGCACGTTTAGTCAGTCAAAATGTTCCATTCATGGAAAGAAGAAGTTGGTTATAGTGGACGATTTAGATTTAATCAACGACCAAAGCCAACAGGTATTTCGAAATTATATCGACAAATACAAGAACAACATCAACTTTGTATCAGTTTGCTCAAATGTTCATAAAGTAATAGAAAGTATCCAATCGCGAGTGCACATTTTGCGATTGGACCCGCCTACCCGGGGTCTGGTGGAGGAGTTGGCGAAGAATATCATAGAGATTGAGCAACTGCATATTACAGCACCTGCATGCAAATATATACTCGATTTTTCAAATTATTCCATTCGCGAAGTAATGACCCATCTTGAAAAAATAAGCATCTTGTCGACAGACATGTCCGACGTATTTGATGTTGGCCGATGCAAGACCATCATATCGAATATTTCCCACACGTATTTTGAAGATTATATATTATTATTGCGCGGAGATAACTTGAAAGATGCAGTGCGTATTTTATATACGGTGTATGATTATGGGTATTCCGTTATAGACATACTCGATTTGTTTTATATATTTGTGAAGACAACGTCTATTTTAAGCGAAGAAGAGAAATATAGATTATTGCCACATTTATGTAGATATATCACGTTCTTTCATAGCCTACACGAAGATACTATTGAAATTGTCCTATTTACAAATAGCATACAGCGTGTGTTCTCATGCAATAACACTACAAATGCGTTATATTCGTTGGTTTAAAGTGTATGTAATTATTTTAGAGCCATATAATATCGGCAATCTTGTATATTATGTTGAAACAAATATTTCGCGAGAACCCACCCATTTCATTGCTATTTGACCTATTGGAAAGGGTTTCGCTGAAAACAGACAAATACTATTTAGTCGATAATAATACATATAAGAAGATTTTGTTTCATAAATACGACGAAGATTTTTTAGAGGCTTTGACCCCGTATTACCAAGAGTCCAAGAAGCTTTATGTGACTCGCAAGTTTACATATAACTCCTTCATGAACATTATACGACAAATATGTAAAAGCAACATTGTGATGTTTAACTCCTCTATTAAATACAATGAGTCAAAATACAATATAGATTATTTTGTCTATTTCAAGTCTATCGATATGTAGTTTTTATGAGAATATAATACAATTGTATATTATATACTTGAACCATGCCCGTTAGTGAAAATGGAATACTTTATACAATTATTGCGGTCGGAATTGTATTCGCAGTGAATATCTTTGGAACGCGTATAAAGGAATCGATTTCAACGGAATCTGGTGAAAATGAGCTAATTCGCAAATATTTGCTGAACGACAGCCCATTATATGGTTACAACCGTCCCAAATTATGGATACACACCACTTATGAATATAATGCACGTAAATGGAAAAGTTTCGGTTCTCGGAGCTCAACTGATTTGAATCAGCCATATATTCATTTGACCGTGAAATCCATAGTCAAACATTGTGGTAACGATTTCAACGTGTGTCTTATTGACGATGACTCGTTCAATCAGTTAATCCCAAATTGGACAATTCGTGTATCAGAGTTGCCCGAGCCAATGAGACAATCGTATCGCGATTTAGCCATGTCTGAATTGTTATACATATATGGCGGTATGATAGTTCCAAATACATTTGTGTGTTTGCGTAATCTCGCTCCATTATTTCATAAAAACATTGAATATAATATGCCGTTTGTATGTGAAATGCCGAATCGCTACGAAACATTGGTTCAGGGACAAAAATGGAATTTGTTTACGTCGAATATTCGTTTCATGGGTGCACCCAAGCGGTCACCTGTGATACGCGAAATGGTGGAATATTTGAAATTGAGAACGGACAATGGCCATGCTAGCGCAGAAGCAGATTTTTTTGGATATACATCAAAATGGGTAAATCACGAAGCGATGAGAGAGCGATTTCACCTGGTAGATGGTATTCATATTGGTATCAAAACCGCTGAAAACAAGGCCGTGCTAATAGAAGATTTATTGGGCAATGAACCGCTTCGATTTTGCCCAAAGCGAACGTTTGGCGTATTTATACCTGGCGACGAAATTCTACGCCGAAATTGGTATCAATGGTTTTCCGTATTATCTGCAGAAGAGCTGTTAAAAACAGACTTGGCTATTACGCAATATATATTGGCGTCCCTCGCAGACAAAGAAGATGATGCTGTATCGACGACCGACCATTACGATGAACGCACTGTGATTTCGATTTAAGCATCATACGATTAGAATAAATAATAATATATTTTTTATTTTATTATTATTTAGTCATCGCAACTACAAATTCGGATACCAGTTGTATAAATAATAACAACTATATTTATACAAATATATGAGTGAGGTTTTTATTATTATTTCGACATGCGTGACTGAGAATATGTATATAGAATACTCGAAAGCAATTCAACATAATCTTATGTTTATCTCAGATAATCGTCCAAAAATTAACAAACCAAATATTTATAACTATACTAACAACGCCCTGTTAATACAGAGCGGGTTTACTGGATTGCACTCTAAACACAAAATTACAGCATGGGATAAGGCATTTTACCATATTAAACAACTCCAAGACCAGGGTATGACCTATACAAACTATTGGATCATAGAAGATGACTGTTACATTAATCATAATGAGTTTCAGAAATTTGTAGATACGTATCAATCAAATGTAGTCGACCTATTATGTTTTGGCTGGAAACACCCCTTTATAACTCACAAAAGTTGGGTGCATTGGAACAAACGTTTTCTGAGTGGTCAACCTGGAGGGGAAACATATTTCCAAGAAGCTGATACTTGTTCTACAATAAATCAAATGATTCGCATATCTAACAATTGTGTAAATGAAATCTTTAAATTTAAAGAGAAGTACAATCGATTTATATTTCATGAATTATTTTTAATGTCTATTGCAAATGCGATGATGTTAACATCTCAGGTAATAAATATCGAAACAGTTCACTTAGCAGCGTTGAAATCATCATCCTTACTATATAATAAATATCCAAATCAACCTCCTAATCATATTATATCTGAATTAGAACGATTACGCTATGTAGCACTGCATCCATTCAAACGATGGTATAATCACATTGGTATTTCAATGTAGATGTATTGTTTGTATATTACTCAATATTATTCTTAGTGCTCTCGTTTTCAATCACGAAACGATAACCATCTCTAAATCATAATAGTGATTTGTAGCATGATTCGAATTGAGCAAAACCGAGAACGATGAGTTATGATGACCATATATCTGGTGTGCAGTTTTACCAATCATGAAATCTACGAATGCAGCTTCTTCGAAATTTAGATCGTCGTTTTCCCCTTCGGGTTTGCATATAATATTACCAAATGAGCTAAGGGGCGTTGATAACAACGTTGGAGGAATTCTGCTTGCGCGATTCGCTGCTATATATGTGGGTAATTCGGGGCGATAAAACTTTACGTGGCGAATTATATCACATAATTTTAAAGGTTTGACTATTTTAAAATGTGCATTGAAATCGTCTTCGTATCGATAATGAATGAGATTATATTTTGACGGCAACAATTTATTAGCAAGCATCCGGTATCGGTTATCCAGTTTTTCGCATGGTTTTATCATTGAAAATAGGTTATATTGCTCCGTTACATTACATGGAATAGACCAAAATTGTCGCAATACAATATAATCTTTTTTTACGTATTCTAATTGCGGTAAAATGGCGCGATCAACATTCAACCATTCGATCGCGCGAACAGGGTTATTATAATGATGCGTATTTCCAGGGTTGCAGTTCAGCGTAGAATATCGTTTATATAATGGGAATTGATCAAATATCTCACCGTCGAATAAATCTTCAAATGGTATATCATACCATTTGCATAAATCGTGCGGCATTCGCAATGATGCGTAGCGAAAAGAGAATGGGATATTATAAGCTAAACAATAGTTTACGGCTGCTTGTATATCATACATTTGGTTACATAGTCCACTATATGTATCAAATATTAACGTAAACATATGCGCTTATTTGTAGAAGGTCTGTTATATTCTGAGAAGAATGAATTTGCACTAAATCTGACTATTATCCTCCCAAACAGCAATTTTTTGCGTTATTCCAAGTTCAGGAACGGTTGTAAATCGCTTATGCAAAAGGGTAGGTAGTAACACTTCCCATTCTTCATATTCGTAGCAATTATTCTGTATATCTTCGTATAATTCAACCATGGTATCATAGTAAAAATCGAATAAGGGTCTACCTATTTTGTAAAAGCATGTAAAATAATAGGCACGATCTACAACTGCCTCGTTTCGTTTGAATATAGTGGTGTCGTTATCATATTGCGCATATTGAAACCGGTCGTCGAGTATATATCTACCCGTTATTTTGAAAATATTTTTAATTTTCATGTCCTTGTAATGTATTCTCATGTATTCCAACATTTTATATGTGTGCGAAATTTCGCCAAACACTTTGTGAATACTGTTGTTGGTTAGCGAATTTACGACAGCGTCGTTGTGTATATTAATAAAACAGTCGACCGCGTTTTTTAATTCTTGGTATTCGATGTTCGTAAAATGTGAATTATCATATAAAAAAATAAAACTATTTGGTATATGTTTGCGAATACTGCGTATAGTATCAAATGTATGGTTATATCGCTCATCTTTTGAATAGATAGAGCGTTTTTTAATATAACTAAATGGGTTCGAAGTCACGTATATTTTTGATGTAATCATCACTACATTTACACCACCGGTAAAAAGATTCACCATCATTGATGGATGTGTCGTCGTTTCTCCAAAATATGTTTCCCAAAACGGTGGAAAATATATGCATGGCTTTACTGTATACAAGTAACTCTGTTTCTTTTGAACAATCCAATCGAGAGTTAATTTCGATACGTCATCGAATGAATATGCATTTTGATACAATGATAACCGACGCTGCACTGTATTAGAATAAAACTTATTTTGATAGATAATGGGCAATTTTGTGATCATGGCCAAGGTCAGTGTGAACGAAAAAGTTTCAGGCCATTGGGATAGTTCTAAGAGAACGTTTGGTTTGTGTCGTTCAAGCAGTTGATTGAAGTCGGAGATGTTATGATAGGAATGTTGATTTTCAAGTTGCTGGATGTGCGCCTTGCCGAAGACAACCAATTCGACATCGCGACGTTTCTCTACCAATTTAAAAATATGTAAAAGTGCGTAATATCCCTTCACATCGGATATGTCGCCGATGATTCCGATAACCGTTTTGTTATTGTTTGCTATAATCTTGGTATCACTATTTCTATAGTCGGGTAGTTCGGATACGACAATGTTGTGATAATCTTCCAGATATCGCCCAAATGAATGCAAATTACCAACATGTTGCGTAATAATTTGGTCGAACCGATGTATATTGAGCTTGTAATTCACATTGTCGTCACATATTTCATGCACATGCAATTGTGGTTTATTAAACAAAAGCGTAAAGTCGTGAAGAAGAGTAGTCATTTTCTTGTTTAATGTAAATAAATTCTCAATAAATTCCGGACTATGACCAACCGTGGAATTCACGAATATTTTACTTATTTTATGCTGATATGTATCTAGAAACCGAATTGCACCGTGCATGTCCATGGGCTGTTGAAACATAAAGATGTCGTTAATATACCAATAAAATTTTTTATCAAAACATCGAACGACCAAGAAATGAGTTGTATATCGAAATTGAGAAATAATTGCGTTTATAAAAAACGAACATCCACCACCATAACATGGAAAGTCAACTATCAATAAAAGTCTGTCGTATTCGGCCATTTTATTCGCAATATTTGTTACCATTTCCAAATGTTTAAAAATGGGGGTGTTTCGATGGGTAACATAATGCATATTTTCGTCTTGGAGCATCACATCCGATGATTTGGAAGACACAAATTGCTTTGTTTCGGAAGAAGCACGAAAGATGTTATATATGTTACGGTAATCATATTGAAGAAACTTCTGATATTGCTCGCGTAATGGTTCGATTGTAGTGATCAAACCCTCAGTTTTTCCATACTCAATCCAATGTTTAATTGCCTTACTTTGCGTATTTATACCGGTGTGCATCAAATGATTGTTGTAAACAATGTAAAATTCCCAATCAAATCCGACCAATACAGTTCGTCGACCTTCCTTGTATCCATTACGAATATAATGTTCTTGAGCGGAAAGTTTGGTAATATTTCCTTGGTTGATGAGATCTTGGTTGATGGCTATATATTGTGTCCAATCAAATGTCTTCGATTTTAAGTCTCTGCCCTGTTTTCTTCCAATTTCGCGCCAATGTTTTGCAGCTAAATCCTCCGTATCGATCCCACCGTCGATTAAATCCACATTTGCAATCAGATAGTCTCGCCAGTCAAACGTCTCTGGTTTCGCCAATCGATCTGATATAGCCGTCCTATGCGATGTAGTGGGGCTTACATAAGTTTTATCTTTTAACATATTTACTGTAAAGGATGAGTATTATATTTAATAATATATTTTATAATCGTAATAGAAACGACCGCATTAACTAACCATGAAACTTATTTGTATATCGAACCCTATTCAATTATTATCTAGTAAATGTTTGGACGAAGTGCATTTATTTACACAATTTTTTATACCATCCAACAAAGAGAGACACGCGGAACTGAAACAGTGTTTGAAGTTGAATTCGATGAACAGTAATGTTCATACCATACATTTGTTGGTTGAACGTAAATATTCGGTAAATGAACTGGGAACACCGTCACATAAGGTGATACAAACCGTTATTGGGAAGCGACTTACATTTCAGGATGTGTTTGTTTATATCCGAGCACGGCAAATACGCGGATATCTAGTGCTATTAAATTCGGACATTTGTTTTGCAGATTCTGCGCTGCCGAATATGAGACGAAGTGAATTGCATGTAAAGAAACAATCGATTGCGCTTCTTCGGTATGAATACAACCCTGAGTATCCAGAATCATCACTCATGTTTGGCCCAAGATTTGATAGTCAAGACACCTGGATCTTTCACTCAAACCATGTCGTATCGCCGAGCGCTGAACACATATTCAATTTTGAATTTGGGCGACCTGGATGTGATAACAAAATCATTTATTTATTATCTATACTCGGATATGAAGTAATAAACGACCCGCGATGTATACAAACCTATCATATACATACCAGTAAACAACGTTCTTATTCAATGAAAGATTCATTGAAGTTACCGTGTGGGGTAATTGTCCCATATGGTGTAGACCCCTTTCAAATAAATTCGAATCTTGGTATTCATATGCGAGACGTGCATCGTTCCACCAAAGGGTTTCGCGAGTTAATGTTTACAGATAATCAAGTATTGTTCGATTATATCCAAGAAAGGTTCAAACGCAATGCTCATTTTATATTACCCAGAATATCGGGTATTGAAAATAATGTGGCTGTATTCGCACGTGTGATACGCGATAAATTGCATAGCGATCTAGAACCATTGCGAAAGTATATTCAGAAAACGTTGAATGCGATGAAAAACAACGCAGGGATACTTCTTGAATCAGATGCAGAAGCGTCGCATTATTCGGATGCATATCTATCTGCGATTGAACACTGCGAAATGATGGCTGGATGGGACGTCCAAGGCAATTATATTGGTCATATCGCACAATCGCACGCTTATTTGCGAAATGTGTATCCCACAAAGAAAATGTTCTGGGCATTGTCCCTTGATATTTTTCATTATATATATAATAATCCATGGACTCATGCATTGAGAGGTAAACGTATTTTGATCATTTCACCGTTTGAAGAATCCATCCTAGAAAAGTTGCCTGTTCGAAGCAAATTATATCACGGCATTGATTTATTTCCCGATTGTGAATTTATCACAATGAAGCCCCCACAGACCCAGGCAGGTGAACCTTCGCGCGGATTCACAGTCGAATTCCAAGAATTCAAGGAGAATGTCGACCGGCTGATTGACTCATTCGATATCGCACTCGTATCGTGTGGTGGGTATGCAAATCCAATATGTTCCTTTATTTACGAAAAAGGTAAATCGGCAATTTATGTAGGCGGAGTATTGCAGATGTATTTTGGTATTCTGGGGGAACGATGGGTGCAAGAACGAAACGACGCCGTTCGACTGTTTCATAACAAATATTGGTCTCGCCCAAAAGATAACGAGCGGCCACGAGATTGTAAAAAAATAGAGGGTGGTTGCTATTGGTAATGTTTTCATGATATTATTTTGAGAATATATACTGAATATGTATAGAATGAATACCTATTTAGATGAAAAGGGTGAACAACAGGATGGTTATAGGGATAAACTAAAATTACTTCTTACGGGAAAATCTACAAAGATTCGTGTAACCAAAAAAAAACGACTTGCCGAAGATAACCCCGCCAAAGAGGAAAAAGCGGATGAACCCGATAAAGAGGAAAAGGAGGAAAAGCCCGATAAAGAGGAAAAAGAGGAAAAGTCCGATAAAGAGGATGAAACGTCCACGATAAAAGTAAAGGGGCGTTTGAACGAGAGCTTGGCTGAAATCTTCGACGAACTGTCTGCGTTTATGGTGAAGCGCGGTGAACCATTCAAATCAAGAGCCTATCAGAAAGCGCAAGAAGGCATTCTCATGTATCCCGCCGATATCACGCATGAAAATTACAAAGAACTGGTTGCTTTACCTGGAATCGGAAATACAATTATACAGAAAATCGGTGAATATATACAAACCGGGACGCTGAGGTTACTAGAAAAGGAACGGGCAGACCCACAAAATATATTTGCCGACGTTTATGGGATTGGTCCCAAGAAGGCTTCCGAGTTGGTAGGCAAAGGTCTCAAAACGATTGACGAATTGAAAACACAACAAGCCGAATTGTTAAACGCGGTTCAGAAGGTTGGGTTAAAATATTACGACGATATTTTGCAGCGAATACCACGGTCGGAAATAGACGAGTTTCACAGTGTTTTTAGTAAGACGTTTGAAAATGTGAAAGATGCCGATTCTAAATACGAGATTGTAGGCAGTTATAGACGAAACGCAATGACGTCGGGTGATATTGATGTGATTATTACCTCAACCGACCAAGATGTATTTAAACGATTTGTAGATTCTTTATTGAAACAAGATATCATCTTGGAGATATTATCGCGCGGAGCAACCAAAAGTTTGGTTGTCGCAAAATTGCCCGGTAAACCACATGCTCGGCGCGTTGATTTTTTATACACATCTCCTGAAGAATATCCATTTGCAGTGTTGTATTTCACAGGGAGCAAGATTTTTAATACAGTTATGCGCGGTCGCGCACTTTCACTCGGATATTCATTAAATGAACATGGGTTGCACCAAATGGACGGTAAAAAAAAAGGTGCAAAAGTTGACCAGTCGTTTTCTACAGAAGAGGATATTTTCAAATTTTTGCAAATGAAATACAAGGAGCCATTTGATCGCAAGACCGGTCAATCGGTTGTTCCCATGGAAGGCTCACCCAAAATGCCGACAGTGTTAATACCCGAAAATAAGGAGAATGTAACAATTACGGTTCAAGAAAAATCGGCCAATAAAACTCGCAAAAATAGAATCACAAATGAAGAAAGGGCGCATAATAAGGAAATTGCGCGCATCGAAAAAGAGAGGGTTGCCGAGATTGCACGTGAAAGACGAGACCTGGATAAGCAGAGTGCGCGTGAAAATAAGACGGTGCTGAAAGAGAAAATGGTTGAAGAAAAGGAGGATGCTAAAAAAAGGGAAAAAATGCAAAGGGAAGATGCTAAGAAGAAAGAGAAGAAAGAAAAGGAAGACGCCAAGAAGGAAGAAAAGAAAGAAAGGGAAGAGGCCAAGAAGAAGGAGAGAATGGAAAAGGAACAGCTAAAACAACAAAAACGGGATGCAGCGTCTACAAAAAAAAGGCGAGAAAAGGAATCCTCGGCAACTACAATAAAAAAAAGGGATGTAAAAATTGTGAAGGAAAAGAAAATAAACAAATCCAATGATACTATAAAAATGAGAAAGACGCCGAAAAATAAGACAAACAAAATGCCTTCCGATGAACCAAAGCATCAGTCGCCACCTGAATCTATGCACAATATGCCGCCTGTGGATTTAAAAACCAGTAATCCGGTTATGCATGCAATTCAGAATTATAAAAACGGAGGCATCAGCGTATTGGAACAGTTGAACGAAGAAACGTTAAATGGTATGTTGATGAAAACAAACGAGGTATATCGGAATCTGGGACCAAATGAATTACCATTGATTACAGACAATCAATATGATATTCTGGAGGATTTTATCAAAGATAAATATCCCAAGAATACAGTCGTTGGTAAAATTGGAGCCCCGGTTGAGAAAAACAAGGTGAACTTGCCGTATGAAATGGCTTCGATGGATAAAATCAAACCCGATACAAAGGCACTTGCTTCCTGGAAATCAAAATATTCAGGTCGTTATGTGGTTTCATGTAAATTGGACGGAGTAAGTGGAATGTATACAACCGAAAATAAGACCTTTAAATTGTATACCCGGGGTGATGGAAAAGTGGGTCAGGACATTAGCCATTTTATCCCTCATTTGAATCTTCCCAAAGACGCAGACATAGTTGTGCGCGGTGAATTTATCATCTCTAAGTCCGTATTTTCCAAAAAATATGCGGATAAATTCGCTAACGGACGCAATCTCGTCGCCGGAACTATCAATCGCCATTCTATCAACGATACGGTGAAAGATATGGATTTCGTCGCATACGAAGTTATTAAACCAAGTCTCATTCCAAGCGAACAGATGGCGTTCTTAGAAAAGGCCGGATTTAAAACAGTACGCAATGAGACACGCGACAATCTTACGAATGATATTCTATCAGAGTTGCTCGTTGATTGGCGTGCGAATTATGATTATGAAATAGATGGAGTCATTGTTACAGACGACAAGATATATCCGCGCACTTCCGGCAATCCAGACCATTCGTTCGCATTCAAAATGGTTTTGTCTGATCAGATGGCGGAGACCAAGGTATTAGATGTGGAATGGAAAGCGAGCAAAGATGGATATCTAAAACCCCGCGTTCGCATTGAGCCGGTTCATCTAAGCGGTGTAAAGATAGAATATGCTACTGGATTCAATGCGGCGTTCATTGAATCGAATCGTATTGGTGTGGGTGCATTAATCCAAATTATACGCAGTGGTGATGTAATTCCTTATATCAAAAAAATTATTACTCCCGCGGACAAGGGACTATTACCGACTATTCCTTACATATGGAACGACACACATGTGGACATTATGTTAGAAAATAAGGATGACGATAAAACGGTTCGTGAAAAAAATATTACCGGATTCTTCAAGGGAATCGGGGTCGATGGTTTAGGAGAGGGCAATGTGATTCGTATTATCGAATCAGGGTTTGATACTATACCCAAGATTTTACGCATGTCCGAAGAGGATTATCTAACGATTGAAGGGTTCCAAACAAAAATGGCGAAGAAATTGCATACCGGTATTCGCGAAAAAATCGATGCAGCATCATTGATTACCCTGATGTCTTCGTCAAATACGTTAGGTCGCGGCTTTAGTGGAAAAAAAATCGAGTTAGTTATGGAAGAATATCCCAATATTCTCACATCACCCGAAGATAACGAGACAAAAATTCAAAAATTAAGCGAAGTAAAAGGGATGGCCTCCAAGACAGCTCAGTCGTTCGTAGAAAACATACCCACTTTTATTGATTTCTTAGACAAATGCGGTCTTGCATCTAAGATTCAAACGCAGACAACACCCGATGTAAAGAGGACGGCCGATGCAGAACATCCGCTTTATAAAAAGTCGATTGTAATGAGCGGAACGCGAGATAAGGAACTAGAATCCGAACTCAAGCGAATTGGTGCGAATATGGGGTCGAGTGTAAGTAGCAATACATTTGCTCTAATCACACCAGACGTGGACAGTGTTACGGGCAAGGTTGCATCTGCAAAGAAGCATAATGTGAAAATATATACACCAGAAGCATTCCGAAAAGAATATCTGGTGTAAATGTATAGCATCATGGAACGCGGTTTAATAATGGTTGTGCATTCTGCCGTTATAGGCACACTTTTATACCTCTTTATGTTCTACGCATTGCGCCAAAGTCAGCCTATCGCTGAAAATCGTAGCATTCTGATTTCAGCCTGTATTTTGATATACATGATTTTATTTGGTCATGGTCTGCCCAAGATGTAGACCCTTATTTACTGAAAATATTATATGTTATAAATATAATATGTATCCGTTGATTGATACCCTTCGCCTGAGTATTGGCTGGAAGGTGTTGATTTTATGCATTCTTACGATGTTGCTTTTTTGGTATAATACCGCGTCGGTAACGCGATTCGTATTGTCGATGTTATTATATTTGACCGCAGTTCTCGCATTCAATATATCGTATTCTCGTGGGGCGTTCTTTTTGTTGATGAGCTCGACTGCGGCAATTGTCGAATCCATGTTTATTCAATATATGGATGCCACGTGGGATTATCGTGCGCCAGACATATTTAGAATCCCCTATTGGTTGATTCCGCTATGGTCAATCGCAATGGTGGTCATTACTCAATTATCTACATGGGTTCCATAAGTGCAAAACGCCAAATTGAAAATTAAAATATTTTTAGGCTGTTTTGTAATATCATCTTAAGATATATGTCTAACTACTGGGATAGCAATTTTTTAAAACATGTAGACGTCGGAAATGTAAAAACAGTGTTTGAAGTTGGTGCGAGGTATGGTTGTGAAACCATACAATTAAAAAAAACTTTTACAAACAGTATAATTCATTCTTTTGAATGTAATCCGAATACAATAGGTAAAATAAATTTTTCTGCAATAGATGGTATCATTTTCAATGATTTTGGATTAGGTAAAAAAGAAGAATATTTACCATTTTATTCATATATTAGAGGAAATGACGGTGCTTCATCATTCTTAAAAAGAATCGATTTTGATAGAACCCAGGCTCAAACCGGTATTATTAAAATTAAAACTTTAGAAGATTATGTTAAGAATAACAACATCCAAAACATAGACCTTTTATGTATGGATGTTCAAGGATATGAATTGAACGTATTAAAAGGGGCTGGAAATTTTATCAAAAATATTAATTACGTTATCATGGAAGAACCAAAACTAATTATTAATACTCACTATTTACCGAGTGGAATCCATTCTAAATATATAAATGCTCCTACTTCACAAGAAATAAAGGCGTTTATGACAGAACATGGTTTTGTAGAAATTGAAAGAATTGAGGAAAATAAAATTGAGGATAATGTAATGTATAAAAATACAAAAATATAATCATTCAAATTTCTTAAATTTTGTTTGTATTTCATTAAGACAAACAAAATAATATTTTTATTATGACTTACAATATCATTTTAGGAAATACTTTCAAAAACACATATCTGCAAACAACGTAAAGATTCGCGGATGTAACATCATAATTTAGCCGACTCTCATGCCGTTTCACAAACCCGGAATCATAGCATCTATATTTGATAGAAACGCAGGAGACTTGAACTATTTTTTGAATGGTAAGCCATTGGGCGAGTTTGACCGAAACGCAACGTTAAGACAAGTTCCAATTAGTTATTTGGTGCTAGCCATCGGAAATATATGTGACGAGAATAACCATGCTACTCCGCGCGAAATGTTGCATGCCGGTATCGATGGGCGCAATGCAACCGTTTTATCATATCATTTGCAGTCGGCTATTTTTTCAGACGGATCCATTGATTTGAACACGGAAAGTGAAAAGGTCACGGTTGTGCGAAAGTAGACTGAATATTGAAATAATGATACATGTCGTTTATGTGCATTTAGATACTTCTAACAATAGTGCAGTATGACTGAAGCAACATCCTATATATGTGGGTGTGTAAAAGACTGCGAACCCTTTTTAGACGCAGTGTTTTGTAATATTGAGAAGATCACATTGTTATTGGCGGATTATCGAATTATCATTTCCTATGACGAATCGTCTGATGATTCACTGCATAAATTGCACAGACTGCGTGCATCGTCTTTTCCGGAAGGAAAAATGACTATTCTTGTAGGAAATGATCGTCCAACTTCTGTACGTACCCAAAATATAGCTAATGCTCGAAATCGTATATTGGATTCCATTCGCGAGGACAATGTGTGTAAATTCGATTATTTCATTATGATGGATATGGACGATGTGTGTTCCGGAAAGATGAATATGAAAGCACTGACTCGTTTTTTGAGGTCGGGAAAGGAATCACGATGGGACGCAATTACATTCAATCGACCGGTCTATTACGACATATGGGCTCTATCCATACACCCATACACATTCAGTTGTTGGCATTATGAAAATCATAAGCAAATCTACGAGAATATGAGACAATATGTAAATAGACAATTGGCGGAGGTTGCGACACGTGGTGGTAAAAACGCATTGCTTCCCTGTATATCCGCATTCAATGGATTTGGATTATATCGAACCGCAAAATTCATTTATTCGAATTACGAGTGGAATGTGCATAAAACGTTAGATATTTATCCAAAAGTTGAGATTGATATCATGTCTAGACATGTGTGTAGAGAACCGATTTCACGTCACGATGATTGTGAACATAGATATTTTCATATACGTGCTTCAAAAATGAATGGAGCACGAATATGTATTTCGCCGATGTGTTTATTTACGTAGTCGGATGCAATTAGCGTCTAGACATTGATTTATTATTTTTACCAGTTCGTCGGGAACCTCCTCGTTTCTCTCCTCCGTTCATGGCAGGAGCCTGCGTAGAAGTTCCTCCCATAGAATTTCCCTGCATAGCAGGAACGGGCATAGCAGTTTCACACATACCACCTCCCCGCATTGTCTCGCGCTTGACGACACCAAATTCCCCCTTCTTGGCGAAAAACCCGGCTTTCTCCAATCGCTTTTGTTTCTTAGCGGTCTTGTGCTTCTTTGCAGAGACAATACGTCCCCATTTGTTCTTTATTAAATTCTTCTTGGTCAATCCACCTGACGTATGTTGAGCCGTTCCGTGCCATACTTGTGCTCTAGAACCAACGGTTTGCATTCTATATATTTACAATAGAAAATTATCCTATTGTAAATATGAAAGACATCATATTTCTTCTTGCGCTCGGCGCTACGCATCCCGTTTTGCTTTACGCATCCCGTTTTGCTTTACGCGTCCCCTTTTTCACGTATCCAAATTTCCCTTTTTTTGAAAAATATCCATATTTCTCTAAACGTTTCTCTTTCTTCGCAGTCTTATGCTTCTTGGCGGAAACAATGCGCCCCCAGCGATTCATCACTAAATCTTCCACCGTCAATTCCCCCGACGTTTTATACGCAGTTCCATTCACAACTTGCTCTCGTGACCCGAACAGCTCTTTATATGTTTTTCCTTTAATCGTGTATGTTCCGGTTTTTGAATCTCTAACGGGGCGTTTCATAATATAACATTTAAGCAGAAAATAATGCACATTTACGTGAAGTTGAGAACGAAGAATTTTCGACCAATTAGTTTTCCGTGCGAGTCATACACAGGACATGTTTTAGTGCAATTATTTGGCGCGATGCGAGAACCATGTATACCTTGAAGTGTTTGTGCATATTGACTATATTTCATAGCAGATGTTAGCGGGTTTTTAGTGGCTTCAATCGTTTTAATAGACAACGACCATTGCTCACGAGTCATGTAAGAACGATCATAATGAAACATTCTGGGCGACATTTTTAAAATATTATACATTAGCTTGACTAAAAATAATACTACTAAATAGTATAAAATGTCTATCGGGATCAACGGATTTGGTCGAATCGGTAAATGTGTTTTTTTACAGCTGGTCGAGAGTCCCGTATTGCATGTAGCGGCAATCAATGCTCCTGATTTCAATATACACAAATTAGACGTATATTTGAAACATGATTCGGTGCATCATATCCGTAAAGATTATCATGTTGAAATCATCGACGAAAACACTTTTTCGATCAATGGGCGCAAGACGCATCTGCTTCGCAATCGTGACGCTTCCAAGTTGAACTGGCGTGATTACGGGGTTAATCACATTATTGAGGCGTCGGGGGTATATTTAACGGAAGCAAAAGCACGCCAGCACAATGTCGACTATGTAATCATGTCTGCACCTGCTAAAGATGATACTCCATTGTTTGTCCCAGGTGCAAATCTACAATTATACAACGGCGAAAAGATAGTGAGTTGCGCTTCCTGCACAACAAACTGTATCACACCTGTGTTGCGACATTTATCAGAACATTATGGTATATCAAATGCGAATTTTACGACAATTCATGCTTCTACTGCGAGCCAAAAAGTAGTAGATACGGCTCATTCCAAAAGTCGAACCGAACGTTCTATTTTCAACAATATCATTCCTCACACCACGGGCGCTACGTCATCCATATTCAAGGTTTTACCCGAATTAACGGGAAAAATACACGGGACGTCAGTTCGTGTCCCGACCAACAACGTGTCTCTCGTGGATTTGAATGTTGAATTATCTACATCAATTGATTTAGACTCCTTGCTTCGAGCCATGGAATCCGATAAAGCACTGTTAGTCTGTTCCGATAATTTAGTGAGTTCTGATTTCATGACGACAGAATGCCCTTCCATTATAGATAAAAATGCGTCCATGCATTTGGGTGGGAATCGGTTCAAGTTGATGATTTGGTATGATAACGAATGGTCATATGCGAGTCAAATGATAAAACTAGTACGTCGCATGTTGACCCACGAACAATCCGACAAATATTTCATTGAAAGTCATACATTCAAGGGAAAGAATGTAGTGTTGCGCCTTGACCTGAATGTTCCCATGAAAAATGGTGTGATTACGGATGATTTCCGCATCGTATCCGCATTGCCCACGATAAATCGTATTTTGAAAGACGAGCCTCAGCGTTTGGTGATATTATCGCATTTAGGTCGCCCAAAAGGGTATGACGCAAAATATAGTTTAGAGTCGATACATCCGTGTCTAGAATCCCATGTAGGGAAACCTATTCGTTTTTTGCGCGACGGTATTTCCGCAAATTCAATGGCTCAGCTAGATGCAGGAGAATATCAGATATATCTCATGGAAAATATGCGATTTCACGAAGAGGAAACTGAATATGCTAGCATGGACGCGTCGACGAACGACGTAATTCAAATGGTCTTACGTCTTGGCGATGTCTATGTAAATGATGCATTTGGGTGTGTTCATCGAGATCATCTCAGTATTAAAGGGATTCATTGTAAGGAGCGAGCATATGGCTATCTCATTGATAAGGAATTGTGCGCACTCAATACCATAACCAAAAACACAGATGGGGGGAAAATCCTCGCCATTGTGGGTGGAGGTAAAATGGACGATAAGTTGGAATTACTAAAAAATCTATGTAAAAAGGTGGACACCATCTATATCGCCGGTGGAAACATCAATAGTCTGCTGAAGAATGATATGAAAGATTACTTGATTGAAATTGGTTCTCACAAAGCCAAGATCGTTCTCATGACGGATGGGTTATGCGCATCCAAATTAGATGATGTGCCGAAGCACATATCGACGGAAATGGCGGAAAAACACGAAAACTTTTTCGATATTGGGTTCGAATCGTTTAGTCGTTTGCACGAATTAATTTGCGAACACGAGATTATCTTCTGGAATGGTACGCTGGGTGTGGTAGAAGACGCAAAATACAAAAAGGGTTCTGACTTGTTGGTAAAGACGCTCATGCAGGAGATGCGTTTGTCGCCCGCGAAGTGCGTCATCGTAGGTGGGGGGGACACCGGTGGGTTTGTAAATAAATACGACCATGGGTTTACACATATTTCGACGGGAGGCGGTGCAGCAATTGAATACATCACATTTGATACACTGACCGGTTTAGATATTTTCTCGTAAATATAATATGGGTCGCAGTCTGTGTAAAGGAAAAAGAACGTCAACACCAAACAAGTGTAAGAAGGTTCGCGGATGCAAAGTAGCCACGGGTAAGAAGCGCACATTTTGTAGAAAAAAGCATAACCGCACCCAAAAAGTGCGTAAATAATTCGTAGTAAGCATTCAATTGTGTATTTCTATCGTAATACATAATTATTAAGCATTCGATTGCAATAGTTGGTGTTCAATTTCGAGTAGACGATTGAATTTGGCTACGCGTTCTCCTCTGCAAGGGCTTCCGATTTTTACGTATTTTGCACCGATTCCTACAGCCAGGTCGATGATATAAGCATGATTTGTTTCACCCGAACGATGAGATACAATGACCTCATTTCCGGCATCCATCATCATTTTTGCACCCTGGACAGCCTCGGTTATAGTTCCGATCTGGTTTACTTTCAACAAGAGTGTGTTTGCCCATTTTTCATCTAGTCCCTTCTTGATTAATGTAGGATTTGTGGTAAAAAGGTCGTCGCCCACAATCATAATTTTGCTTGAAAACCGCGCCGAAAATTCTTTCCATGCGGTGTAATCGCTTTCGTGGAATCCGTCCTCAATGCTTTTGAGAGCAGGATGTTTTGCAATCAACTCGCCATAGTAATCGATTAATTCGCTACTGGTTACAAATCGCCCCTTTTCAATTTCATATAATTGTGTATCGATATGGTAGAATTCGCTAGCGGCGCAGTCCAACGCAATAAACACGTCTTGTCCTACGCGGTAATTTGCGGTTTCGATTGCTTCTTCAATTACGTTCAATGCCTCTTCTGCGCTATAAATCGGAGGACAGAACCCCCCCTCGTCACCAATACTCTTGGCTTGCTCTCCATACTTCGCAATCAATATCTTTTTCAATGTATGATAAACTTCGCAATAAATACGCGTTTTCTGGGAAACCGATAATTCTTCGCGCGCAAAAATCATGAATTCTTGGATTTTCAAATCTTCAGTCACACCGTGTTTACCACCGTTAATAATATTTACAAAAGGTGTGGGCAAATTGCGACAGATATCCTTTTTACGAAGTCCATAGTGGTCAGCGATATATTCATACATCTCTTGACCCATTACATTTGCCGCTGTATTCGCCATACAAAAACTTATCGCCGTGCTTGTATTTCCACCGTATTTAGTTTTCATGGGGGTTCCATCCAAGAGTAAAAACTGTTCGTCGCACTTGGAAAGATCCTTGATCGTTTTATTAGACAACACTAGATGATTGTTTAGTTCAGCAACCTTGTTGATAGCACCAAATACAGATTTTCCGTGATACATATTTTTATCTCCGTCGCGCATCTCACACACTTCCGTTGAACCACATGACGCACCGCTAGGTGTAGAACCCTTTCCCAATATACGCTTGGTTCTGCGGTCATTACATAGCACCTCTAAACTTGGGTAACCTCGACTGTCTATAATTTGATAGGCAGATAGTTCATATGCGTTTTCATAGCGGTATTTAAAATGAACCGGGTCGATTTGGATGGGGACAGCGGTGCCTATTTCAAAGTGTTCGATATCGACCGAATTCTTGATTCCAAGATGCACAAACAGCGCTCGCAGGCTATTTCCATGAGCAACAATCAGCACGTTTTTACCTTCTCCAACAAGAGGCAATACATACTCATCATATGCCTTTCCGACACGCTTGGTTACTTGCTCCAAATTCTCGCCATTGGGCGGGGATTCGAGATAAGAGCGTCGCCAGGTAGTTACTTGCATGCTACCGAATTCAGCAATCAATTCGGTCTTGTTTTTACCAGTTAAGTCTCCATAGTCGCGCTCTCTGAAATCGGGTATTTGCATAATGGGAACCAAAATATCTTGGATATGTGCAATTATATTAGCCGTTTGTGTAGTTCGTAAGAGGTTACTTGTGAAAATATAATCAAATTTATGCCCTCTTAATATTTCACCGGCGTCCAGAGCCTCTTGTCTACCACCTTCGCTTAATTCAATATCGTTTAGTCCTGTAAATTTGTTCAACTTATTCCACATAGATTCACCGTGTCTCAAAACGATTAGAACCATTCTATAGTGTTCGATTAGAAGATATTTGTATTTCCTTTGCCGAATAACCGATATGCGTCGTATCCAACTCTACCAATACAATCCTCGACCACGATTGTGTAACCGATGCTTATCAAAAATTGTTTGTCTAGTTGTAAATGCTCATTGTCGATAATATTACATATATACAAACTATTCCGCGCAACTGGTTCAAGAACACCAAGTGTCTCTATCATGTCTCCTAAACAGGATGTATTTATAATTATAACGTCAAAACTCTTGGGCGAAAACATTGGAATCGACGGGGCAATGTGTAGCGCAATGCATGGAGTAACGTGTATAAAGTTTGTTATTCTGTGTAAATCGGTATCTAAACACATATAATTGTGAATGCCGACATATCTTCCAAATAACTCGTCTTCACATCCAATTTCGAGTATGCAGTTTGTATTATGAAGACCAATACGTTGTTCCAATATGGGTATAGCGGAATGTTTTCGTGAAATGGGTAGAGGATCAAATTGTGAACCATTTGAGGTGTGGAAGTGTTTCATAATTTGCGTCGTGGATATACCCACATTATAATCCAGTTCAATAAATCGATTTAGTCGACGGGGAATTTCAAAAAAGGTAGATTGAGTTTGTTTGTCGTTTTCAGTGAGAGCATGCACTACAAAGTCGATTTGGTGTTCGTTCATGAATTCTTCAGTAATGGTCAATACGTCTGTGATAAAACTGGAGGATGAATACACACAGGCTTCGATAATTCGCGCCCGACCGTATTCGCACACGAACGGCCTTCTCTTGTAACTGGTTGCGACACTATCGGAAATAACCCCGACTATGAGGTGTATAGGTTCGTCAAAATGATCGTGGATTTGTCGAAGATGATTTAAATGCCCCATATGAAACAGATCAAATATTCCGTCGCAATAAATACGTTTCATCGAATACGACTGTTATACATTAATAATGCTATTAGATTTAATATACCGTTTCTCATTCAAATCGCTGATTTTATAAAATTATAATTTTATTTACACCTTTTCTCATTTCAAACGCCCATTTTTAAATGATATAGAGTTATTATTATATTATTTATTAAATGCGATGGGTATATATTTTAAAATGCAGTGATGATTATTATTATATTGGTGAAACAAAGCGTTTATATAGACGATTTTGGGAACATGAAAAAGGTATTGGTGGAATAAACACCTCTACTTATATTCCAGAAGGAATTGTAGCAATTTATAGAGTATCTATATTAGGTAAATTTTTTGAGTACAATAATATTGTGATGAATAAAAATTGTAATATCTATTTTAATCGGAGCAATACATTATTGGAAGAGTTTAATTATCAATATGAAGATGATGAATATGATAATTTATTTGTTGAAAACAACATAGCCGAATGTTTAATGTTAAATACCAAAGACAATTGGAAAAAAATAAGAGGAGGCAAATATACTCGCCTTGACATTGAATATACTTTGCCTATAAATGAGTATATAAAAAACTTGCCTGTATGTAATTGCGGATTACCTTGTGATATAAAAAAGAATGACGAACATAATTATTTATATTTTAGATGTGCTAAAAAAAATATGTGGTCTGATATGAAAAAAGACTTTGATATAGAAGATGAACCTTGTAAATACTTTATGAAATATACA